ACAACACCTCGCGGTTGCCATTGCTGTTCACCGCCGAGACGATGCCCTGGTTCTCCATCCAGTCGAGCATGCGGGCAGCGCGGTTGTAGCCGACTTTCAGGTGGCGCTGGACGGCAGAAATGCTCGGGCGCCGGCTATCCAGCACGAACGCCAGGGCCTCGCTGTACAGCGGATCCTGGTCGCCGACGAATTCAGGTTCGCTGTGACCTGCGTCGAACAGGCCTCGGGTCAACTCGCTGGTGTGCAGCGGCAGATCGGCCTGGTCCCGGTCGGGCTGGATGAAGTCCAGCCCTTCATCGTAATCGGTTGGGGCCACTACCAGCAGGCACATTTTTCCCGGAACCTTGGCCAGGGCTCCGGCATTGGGGTCATTGGCATCGATATTGGCGGTGATGGTGATCACCTTTTCCTTGAACTTGGCGTCGATGACCTTCACTTCAACAACTTCAACATTGCGTGAACTGATGATGTTGATCGCGTTGTGCGCAGCTTCCGTTACGCTCTTTGTTGCTCGGTCAATCACTTCCTGCTGGCAGCCTTCATTTAGCCGGCTCCACGGCGAGTGAATGTTTTTCAGTTCAAACAGAAGCGTGTTCACCAGGTCATGCACCAGCAGTTCGTGTGCGATTGCCGATGGCGGCATGTCGTGCAACTTGGCGCGATCAATGATTGCCTTGTGTTCCATGTTCATCGTGGGATTCCTCAGGATTTAGCGATGCGCTCGAGCGTTGACTGTTGCGCCGGGCTTAGGTGTGTGTGGGCGCCGTAGCGCGCGAAGTTGGCCCGCATGTCTTGGGTGAACTCCAATTCCCACGCGCCGCTGGCGTGGAGCTCAGCGGCGGCAAGCAGGGCTGTGAATTCCTCAATGCGGTCGTAGATCTCGACGACTGATTGAGCGGCCATGGCGGGTTACTCGAATGCCAGATCGTCTGGCAGATCTGCTGCGGGTTCAGCCTGGTCCGTTACGGTTTCGGCTGGTTTCGTTTCGGTTTCCTGGGCGTCCGGAACGACTTCGGCGGTTTTCGGGCCAATCGTCTCGCTATCTTCATCGATGACCGCTGGTGGTTCGGGCTCACGGTTTCGCAAGTCGTTTACGTCAACGACGTAGCTTCCGGAGCCGTCCGGCGTGGCCTCGATGAAGTCCTCCACTTCCTCGCGACTTTGCAGGCCCATAAGCAACTCTGGCGCGTACAGGCGGCCCAGCAGGCTGGCTGCGCGGTAGCGCAGCATGATCTCCGGCATCGTCAGCCACTTGCTGCCGTTCTTTGTCAGCCAGCCTTCGTCGATCGCCATCTGGATCGACACCAGCGGCCCGTCGAGGCGGTCGCCGGTTTCTTTTTCGATGACCCAGGCGCGGCAGGTCTGGTGTTTGATCTTCGCTTTCCGCTGCTCGGTGACCTTCTTGCCGTCCTTCCAGAACGTGGCGGCGTAGCCAATTTCCTCGGACTTGCCTGGTTCGCTGATGTCGAAGCGCAGCGGGCTGAACCGGCCGCAACTGTTGATCGAGGCGATGATGAACTGGCTGGACCAGGACGGACGTCCCTCGATCACGTAAAGGTTCTGCATGACCATGAGCGGGTCGGCGCCCATGCGCTGGGCCATGTTCAGAGCCACGATGCAGTTCGGCAGGCCGGCCCCGTTCGGCTGGTGACCGACGACCTTTCCGTACTCCTTCACTTCCGTGAATGCACGGTACTGGGCTGGCACCAGGGTAGAGCCGGCCAAGGCCTTGGCTACACGCTGGATCTGATCGAATCCGGCGCCGGTCAGCAGCGACATGGGGGCATCGTTTGGTTTGGCTACAGCGCTGGTCTGCATCTGCGCCAAGGTGGTGGGCTGAGTCATGACTTTACCTTCCGGGCTTCGTTGTAGTCGGCTTCAGTTGCCACCTGGACCAGGCGGCGGTCTTCAATCTTCTTTTTCGGGTCTTCGTGCAGCTTGACCTGGGACTGGTAGAACAGCTCGCGGTCCCACACTCGGTGGTGGTTGATGACCGTGCGGTGTTTTCCGGTCGGATCAATGAGGCGGACATAGAAGTCTTGGGCTTTCATGGACGGTTACTCGTGGTATGGGCAGGTGGACCAGCGCGGGCAGTACCGCGCCGAGCAGGTGAAGCTCTGGGGGTTGGGGGGGAATAGGCCGGTGCGGAGCATCTCGGCGCCGATCTGGATCAGCCCGGGGAATTCCTCGGTGCCGACCATCATTTGCTTGGCGCCTACGATCTCGCCGATACCGGTTTCCGGCTTGCCCTTCGTCTTGAGCCCGATGATGTGGGCCGGGGCGGTGATGGGCTCGCCAGTGGTGTGCTCGTAGAGAATTTCGTAAGTGCCGATCTGCGGGGCATGGCCCTTGGTCTTCGCTACTCCCTGGCTCACTGCGGCGCCGCCGGTCTTCACGTCGGCGATACCGACGCCGTCACCCGTCTTGCAGATCCGCGCCCGGTCGAGTTGGCCCGTCAGTTGAATAACGATCCCGCCACCGCAATCGATCTCCAGTGGCTTGGTGGTCAGCTCCACGGCCTGGAACTCATAGCGGGGGCTGATCTCGTTGCAATAGCGCGTGTGCAGCTGCAGGCCCGTGGCCTCGGCCTGAGCCAGGGTGATATCGGAGCCGCGCCAGTCGACGTCGTGGTCAGGATTGCGCAGGGTGTACAGCAGCAGCTCCGCGGTATCGAAGGCCGACAGGTCGCTGCCGTTGATCCGCGCCGCGTCGAATGCGGCGGTACTGGCGTGAATGGCGGTGCCCAGCTGGGCACGGGGGCTGCTGGGGGACCGGTGCCCGAGGATGTGCGTGTATTCCCAGGCATAGCCGCAGTTGAACAGCGAGCCCCAGGAAGAGGCCCGAACTTTGATTGGTGTGTTCACAGGTCCCCCCTTGCCGCAGCCAGGGCGGCCCGGGCCTGGTTCAGCTCTGGTTGGATAACGCGCAAGCCGGCCAGGTCCAGTTCCATCACTGCCACGCAGTCTTGAAGGGCGGCGAGTAGCTCGGGGGCCGCCGCAACCAGGCGGGCATTGGCACTTATCTCGTCCAGCGGGCGCATGTTTGAAACAACAGCAGCGACGGCCAAGGAGTCGCCGTCATGCAGAATGTTGAAGTCCCAGAAGTCGTCGGGACCTTTGGCGTGCCAAGGCCCAGGGGTGTGCTTGTTCATGCTTTCGCCCTCGCCCTGGAAAAGGCCTTGCCCATGCTGGTGCTGGCCGTCAGGTCCTCGACGCAGTGCCCCATGGCCAGCGCGCACTCGTCCTGGTCGAACCATCCGAAATGGCATTGCCCGACAGGGATGCCCATTTTTCCAGCCAGCCACTCGTAGGCGAGCGACCGGGTGAACCCGCGCCGCTCCTTGACCTTGTGGAACATGTCCTTGCTGAGGTTCCTGTCCTTGCGCAACTGCGCGGTAGCCAAGGTGCCCAGTGGAATATCTGTAGAAGGGTGCAGACCCACATAAGCGCCGCAGTCGTCGCAGCGGTAGGCATACGGCCACTCGCCGAACTCCCTGCCGTAGATCCTGCTGTTGTTGATCAGCTCGACGTGGCCGGCGCAGTAGCGGCAGATGGTGGGTACCGGAAGCGGGTTCTTGACGCGCTTCAGGGCGCGCCGGCTGATATGCGGCAGCGGGGCAGGCGCAACCAGGCGCCCGGGGCTGCTGGCCCGAGGATCGATGTTCATGGGGAAGGTCCTATTGCGTGATCAGGCCGCCGATTGCCGGGGCCAGCAGGGTGATGGCTATGAAAAGCAGGCCGGTAATGGCCGAAGCCCAGCGGATGGCCTGGCGGCGAGTCATGACGCGCCCCCCGATAGCTGGGTTCTGGCCCTGGCCACAACCCGTTCAAGATTCGCCAGCTCGCTTTTCAGCTTGAGTTCGCGTGAGGCGGCCCAGGCCAGAAGGTCGGCAATTGCGTCCGCCTCGGTGGCCCAAAGCTCGATTGCCCTGTACATCCCGCGCCGGCTGGTGATGAACCAGGTCCAGCCGTGTGAACGCTCGGCCATCACGATTTTTACCGCCACCACCTTGCGGGAAGGAGTTAGGCGATACGCAACAAAGGGCGCTGCGGTGGTTTCAGCGATCATTGCACCGCCCTCACTCGAATCATTCCGCGTGCCGTGGGGTCGAGCCGGATTCGCACCGGCAGATCGGCGACCAAAGAAAAGCCCTGCGACTGCAGGGTCCGGATAATCGCTTTGCGATTGGCGGCGATGATCGCCACGCAGTTACCATTCATGGATTGGGCCTCCAAACTCGCCAGCTCGGCGCCGCACCTGCAGGCGGCGCATTTGTTCGGTGAAATCGGCGTCTTCCTCGGCGCTGATAACCCCCAGCGCGCGGAAGATCAGGACGGCCGTTGTGGCCGAGGCATTTACCGCAATATCGGAACACTGCGGGTCCTGCATCCGCTCCAGGTAGCCTTCGAGCATGCCCTGGGCGATATCGTGGTGGGCGATCATTGGCAGACCCTCGCCAGTAGCCCCATGGACTTCATCACCATGGCCCGGGCTTCCGACTCAAGAGGTTGCCGGAACGCCTTCTCGGCGATCCTCTGGGCCCGGTCGAACTCCCCGGCCAGGACCGCCAGCACCAGCTGGACGTCCATGCATTCGTGGTCGCAGGCCCGGGCGATCGTCTCGCTTGCATTCAGCGCGAAGCCTGGGATGTGGCCGCGGCCGGCGCCTACTCGCTGATCGAAAAAGGGCACAACCGTCGACTCCAGCACCATCACCCGGGCAACCTCGGCGTCAACCAGTTCATCGGTGTGGTCCTCGGATGGCAGCCGGCGGTCGTGCCGCTCTTGGCAGATCTGCATTGCTGTTTGCATGTCGATGTCCTCGGGTGACGTTTTCCAAGTGCAGCCGGATGCACTCGAGCACCGCCTGTTGCCGGTGGGCGCGGTGTGAGTGCATTCGGATGGATTCGGAGGTACTTCCTGGGCTGGTTGCTTTCCCAATGCACCCGGTCGCCCAGGTGCATCAGTGAAAACTCCTTGCTGGCCGGTGATCAGCTACTGGCTACGTTCTCGCCGGCCTCCTTCGTGTTGTTCCTCCGGCCGCGACCCTGGTCCGCCGGATAACTGTTCTTGGCGCTTTACGCTGCACGCCCGGGCCAGTTGCCAACCCTCTGAACCGTTGAGGCCGGTTCATCGCTGCCTTGTTGCCGCCGGTGGTGATCCGGCAAAGGTGATGCGGTGACGCTAAAGAGCGGTGTAAATCTGCGTAATGCGCAGAAAGTGATTTGCATTATGCGCAGAATTAAATCTGCGTCAAGCGCAGAAAATTTTATTCAGGCAAAAAAAATCCCGCACAGCGGCGGGATTCTTAGGGGAGGGGACTTTTAGCCGTGGCGGATCCAGGCAAGCACTCGGCCTAGAGATCTGTCGTACAGGTATGAGGAAAGCAAGCCAGCGAGGAACACATATGGCCCTATGCAGGCCAGCGGGTAGCGGCGATATGTGTACCGATCAAAACTCAACGCTTGCCACCAGATACCAAGGAAACGCTCAAACCACCGATAGCTACTGAGGTCTGATCCTATTTGAATGGCTCCGATCAACACGAGCAAGACGCCAACAATGAGTACGACGAAACCTATCCGCTTGATGGGATGATTTAGGCTCGACGTCAGTTTTCCAATAGATTCCATTCTTAAAGCCCAGTCATTTTTGTATCGATCACACGGCCTATAAAGTGACAGCCTCCGTTGATTTCAATCGTCCTGTAGTTCGGGTTCAAGGGCTTGAGATACCTGTGTCCAGCGTCCTCAATGTACTGCTTGAACGTCTGTTCGCCGCTGTCTAGCAGTTTCACGACGTAATATTTGCCGCTGATCAAATCGGACTCCGGTTTGACCAAGATTTTAGAGCCCTCGGGGAAAGAGGGATTGCCTGTGCAGGTCATCGAGTCGCCGCGAACGGTCAACCAAAAGCCTTTCTCTCCGGCGTTTTCAGTAGATGGCAACCACGCCTCAGCATCTCCAGGTTGATACAAATCTGGGGACTCTGCCCAGTTTCCTGCTACTACCCAACTGATCAATGGGTAGGACTTCTCTGCGCGCACTGGTTGCAGCGCCATGGATACGTTGGCCAGGGCCGGGTCCTGAGGCAGCTCAAAGGAAATGCCCAGAATCTTTACGATCTTGTTGAGCATTTCATGGCTTGCGCCCTGCAGGCCGCGCTCCAGGCGCGACAAGTTGCCAGTGTCAGACCCGACCTGGTGCGCAAGTTCTTCCAGCGTCCAGCCTTTAGCTTTCCGCGCTTTTCTGATGCTCTGTCCAATTTCCATGAGCGCAATTCTCATTACTTACTGCGTGGCACGCAAAGCGTCACGCGCAGATTTTGTTTGCTTTAAATCTGCGCTATGCGCAGAATATTTTTTGACATTCACTCAGGGCCAATGCCATGACTCCCTTAAAACTTGCTCGTACACAGCGCCGGTGGACGCTCAAGGACGTGTCTGCACGCCTTGCGCAGCTCGGTGGCCAGGTCGATACCGGCAACCTTTCTCGGATTGAGCGAGGAGAGCAGCGCGCCTCTGTTTCGCTCGCCGAGAGCCTTTGCCGGGTGTTTAACACCGAACTTGCCGGCGACCAGAAGGAATTGACCGAAATCCACATCCTCTACCCGGAGCGCTTCAAAGGCTCTGCTGAAGTGGCGGCCTGACCATGAGCACGACCAAATTAAGCCCCGAGCAGGACGCAAGGGCCCGCAAGAACTACTCGGTTCTCATGCAGCGCCTTGCGTCTGTAGGGAATGCCCCTGTGGCGCATGCGGTCGGTTGCGATGAAGCAACGATTAGCCGGATGAAGCCTGAAAGGTTTGAGCAGTTCACGCAGATCCTGGCCGTCCTGGATCTGAAGGTGGTGCCGACTGATGCCCGCTGTTTCCGTGAGCGCGATATCGCCGCCTATCTGCATATGGCCAAGCTGCACATG